CCCCCCCCCCGCCTGAGGGCTAGTCGAGCTCATGCCAGCGGGGCGAGATGCTACCAAGCCGCCTCGTCGGCCGCGAGCGTCGTCGTATGGGCGCCGACGCATCCGACCGAGCAGTAGACGGAGCTCGCGGTCGGCTCGCCGTACACCTCGTGCGTGACGAAGAGCCAGCCGAGACGGTCGGCGGGGTCGAGCTCGTTGCCGGGGCACGCGGGGTTGTCGCAGGCGATCTCGAGGGTCTTGGTCTCGTCGACGGGCATGGGTCTCCCTCCTTCGGGGTTAGGGCTCCTGGGCGATCGTCGTCCGCGCGCCTCCGGGCCACTGGGCGACGAGCCAGAGCTTGCCGCTGTTGAACTGGGCAAAGAGCTTGATTACGGACGCCTCGGGCGCGGGGAAGGCGCCCGCCTGGACGACGTCGACGGACTGATCGCCCGCGGCCGCGCCGCCAGCGCGGACGTGGCCCGCGGTGAGCCGTCCGCCCGTGACGAGGTTGCCCGCGCCCTCGCGGGAGAGGACGGCGTCGGCGCCGAGCACGAGCGCGGCACGGCTGGCGCCGTCGGCGCCGAGGTAGGAGCGGACGCCCGCATTGCCGTCGTAAGCGACGACGTAGCTGTCCGCGCGGAGCTCGCCCGTCGACTTGAGAATGTTGGCGGCCTGGCGGATGAGTTGCACGTCGTAGGTCGTGCCGTCGTGGAACATCATCCCGTTGAGGACGTAGATGTTGTTGGAGACGCCGAGGCGAGGGCCGACGACCGAGCCGTCGCCGCGGATCGAGAGGCTCGCGTCGGCGTAGAGCGCGCCCGCGCCCGAGCGGTAGATCGCGGCGTCGAGGGCCGAGCCGAAGAGGAGCTTGGCGCCAATGTCGGTCTGGTCGACGAAAACGTGTCCGCTCGAGAAGAGCCCGTAGGCGCGGAAGGTCGCCTCGGTCTCGAGGTTCGCGGCGGCCGACGAGAAGAGCGTCGCGCGGCCGTCGGCGCCGAAGCGGATGAGCGGCGAGCCGTCGCCGCGGACGTCGGCGCCGAGCCAGAGGTCGCGGCCCGTCCCGAGCGCGGCGACGATCCCGCCGCGGACGTTGGCGCCGCCAGCGGTCTCGACGGTGCCCGCCGACGGGCTCGTCCAGTAGCCGAGGGGCGGGAGCGCGTCGACGGTCTCGGCGATCGCGCGCATGTCGTCGGCGCCCGCGGAGACGGGGTCGGTCGGGAGCGGGTAGGGGATGCCGAAGGTGACGGTCTGGCTTGGCATGAGCTCCTCCTAGGGCGCGATCGCCTCGGGCGACTGGGCCTCGTACCACGCGACGGTCTGGTTGATCGTCGCCCAGGTGAGCGCGGGGTCGACGTCCTCCCAGGGGAGCGGCGTGATCCCGGAGAGGCGAGGGTCGGAGAGGGAGAGTTGCATCGTCCAGCGGTCGCCCGTGATCTGTTCGGCCCAGCCCTCGACGATCGGCGTCCAGGGCGAGAGGGGCGAGGAGGGCGGTAGCCGCTCGAGGACGATCGGGTCGCCGAGCGCGAGCCCGGGGAGGCCCGCGAGGATCGGGGCTTGCAGGATGTTCCAGTGGGCGTAGGCGCCGCGGCGGAGCGCGGTCTGGGCGCGGGCGGTCGCGTCGGCCGCGTTGACGTAGCTGGTGTCGATCGTCGAGGGCCTGTCGCCGTAGAGGCCGCGGGAGGCGTCGTCGGTGACGGTGACGGAGGCGCCCTGGTCGGCCTGGTAGCGGACGGTGACGATGTTGCCGGCGGGGAGCACGATGAGCCAGTCGGGCGCGTACTCGACGAGCGCGGGGTCGACGAGGACGGCGTCGGCGAGCGTGCGCGAGCCGACGGCCTGGACGAGGATGCGGCCGTCGAGGTGGTCGGCGACCAAGGCGCCGACCATCGGCGCGAGGAAGCCCATGTAGTCGCCGAGCGTCGTCGGGCCCGCCGTCGTCGCGTCGCGCGGCGCGAGCAGCGGGTCGAAGGTCGGGTCGGGCCGGAGGTCGAGCTCGGCCGTGAGGCCCGCCTCTTGGAAGATGCGCGCGACGCGCGCCGACCACGTCTCGGAGGGCCAGTTGCCGAGGCCGACGGCGATGCCGCGGACGGAGGCGAGGCGGCCGACGGCGATCGCGGTGAGCTCGTCGACGGCGAGCGTGCCGTCGGTGACGGTGCCAGTGAAGCGCGGCGCGGGCGTGCCCGCGCCGTCGGCGACGAGCACGCGGAGCGAGACGCCCGGGCGGAAGGCGTTGACGTGGTCGTGCGTGACGCCGAGCAGCGTCAGTTGGCACGTCGTCGCGGTCGGGGAGGCGTTGACGTCGTCGCGGCCGTGGTGGATCGCGACGTCGGCGGCGACGTCCGCGAGCTCGAGCTCCTCGCCGTCGAGCTCGACGGTTACGGGCCAGAGGGCCACTAGACGACGCGGCCCTGGCGCCGCTCGTGCGCGTCGAGGATGCGGCGGATCGCGCGGGCGGTCCCTTCGGGGTCGACGGCGCCCGTCACGTTGACGTTGATCGTCGTGCCGCCCGCGGCCGCGGCGGGCGTGAGGGCGAAGCCGCGGGCCGCGGCGCCGGGAGCCCCGGGCGGGGGCATGACGAACGGGTTGAACTTGTCGAGGAGCTTGCCGACCTTGCCGCCAATGTCGATCTTGTCGAGCCAGTCGAGGAGTCTGCGGACGGCCTCGATCGCGGCGTCGACGGCGTCCTTGATCTTGCCGAAGGCGACGGCGATCCTCGCAACGTTGTTCGCGATCGCCGAGAAGGCGAACGAGCCGACCTTCCACGCTTTGACGAGGTAGTCGTAGGCGGCCGAGGCGGCCGCCTTGATCTTGTCGAAGTTCTCGGAGATGAGGTAGACGGCGGCGCCGATCGGGCCGAAGGCGAAGAGCGCGAGCTTCCAGTGGTCGGTGATCCAGTTGTAGGCCGCGACGGCGGCGTCCTTGGTGTTGTCGAAGGCGATATGCACCTTCGCGACGGCGCCGCGGACGACCTCGAGCGCGGCGGAGACGACGTCGCGGAAGGTCTCGCTCTTCTTGTAGGCGACGACGAGCGCGGCGCCGAGCGCGGCGACGGCGAGGATCACGAGGCCGATCGGGTTGGCGTCGAGGGCGGCGTTGAGGAGCCACTGGGCGGCCGTCCAGGCGGCGGTCGCGACCTTGACGGCGATCTGATAGGCCTCGTAGAGCTTGAGCGCGGCGTTGGCGGCGAGGATGCCGCCCGCGAGCGCGGCGACGATGCCGACGAGAATCTGGATCGCGCGGGCGTTGTCCTGGGCGAAGAGCGCGATCTGGGTCAGGAGCGGCGCGAGCGCCTGGATGACCGGGATGAGGCCCGCGCCGAGCGCCTCCTGCAGCTCGCCGACCTGAACCTGAAAGACCTTGTACTGGCCCGCGGCGGTGCCCGCCGACTCGGCCGCGGCGCCGCCCGTCAGTCGGGCGAGCTCGGCCGTGATCTTGGTCATGTCCTTCGAGGCGAGCGTCGCCTTGTCAATGCCCGGGACGAGCTTGCCGATCGAGCGGGTCTGGCCGAGGTAGCCCTTTGCGAGCGCGTCGGAGACGGTGCCGAGGTCCTCGCCCGACTGGGCGGAAATGTCGGTCGCGAGCGCGAGGAGCTTCTGGCCCTTCGCGACGTCATGGCTCGCGGCGGCGAGCTTGCCGAGCGCGGGCCGGAGCTCGTCGTCGGCGATCCCGGTTTGGAGACTGAGCTTCGTGATGTAGTCCTCGGCCGCCTTTACCTGGGCGTCGGTCGCGCCCGTCGTCCGCTCGAGTTGGCCCGCGAGCTTCTCCTGGGCGGCGGCGTCCTCGAGCGCGGCCTTGGTCGCGCCGACGGCGGCGTAGCCGATCCCGGCGAGCGCGGCCGCCGCGGGGATCGCCGCCTTCTTGACGCCCGCTTGCATCTTCTGGGAGGTCGTCATGGTGTCGCCGAGGGTGCGGTTGACCTTCGAGAGCTCGGCGACGGCCTGGCCCGCCTCGGCGCCGACACGGATCAGGATGTTGCCCGGGCCGGAGCTCATAGGAGCTTGTGCTTTCGGAGGACGGCGTAGACGGCGCGGCGGTACTCGGCGACGGCCTCGTCGGCCTGGAAGGCGTCGACGGTCGGCTTGATCCAGTAGCCGGAGCTCGGCGCGACGCCCCAGTGATTGACGTCGCCCTTCGGGCCCTGCTCGGAGCCCCAGACGAGGAGGCCCGCGGCGGCGCCGCGGCGGCCGACCTTGCGCGGCCCGCCGATCGAGACGACCGGGATGCGGTCGCGCTTGACGCGGATCGAGCGGGCGACCCTGGGCGCGACGGGCACGCCCGAGGCCGCCGCGGCGGCCGCCAGCTTGCGCGCGAGGCCGACGGCGCAGACGCCCGCCGCTCCGCGGAGCTCGGAGTTGGCGGCGGGCCGCTCGAGGTCGGCGGAGAGGGACTGGACGGCGCGGAGCGTCTCGGTGAGGCCGTCGAGCTCGACGGAGGCGACGCCCGTCGTCCTAGCGCGCGGCATGGGCCTCGAGGACGTCGACGAGCGTCGCGAGCTCGGTCTCGTCGAGGGCCCTCACGTCGGCTGGGCTACAACGGAGGGCGACGGCGAGCTCGAGCTCGAGCCGTTGGACCGATCCGGCGGGGTAGGAGGGACCTCGATCGCCTCGACGTCGACGTCGTCGAGGAGCTCCTCCCAGGCGTCGACGCCGAGCTCGACGCGGAGGGCGGCGTGGGCGATCACGAGCGCCCAGTTGCGCACTGGGAAGTGGTCGATCGTCTCCGGGCGCGGGTTGATCGGGAGCTCGTGGCGGAGCGCGTAGCGTTCCCACGCGCGGGCGCCGCGGAGCCCAGTCTCGAACTCCTCGCGGCGCCCGTCGGCGTAGACGACCGAGCCGCGGTAGCGGATCATGCGGCCTTCTTGCGCGAGGCCGCCGCCGCCGTCGTCCCGTCGGTGCGGACGGGCGCGCCGACGAGCGGGAGCTCGACGCTCGTCACGATCTGGACGGCGACGTCGCCGCCGACCTCGATCGGGATGATCTGCACCTTGCCCGCGAACTTCGTGCCGTCGGCGGTCGCGGGAATCCACTCGAAGTCTTGGGTCGCGAGGGCGTTGTCCATGAGGTAGTTGACGAGGCCCGCGGGCTCCTCGAAGTCCTGGATCGCGTCGATGTTGAGCGCCCAGTCGACGGTCGTGAGCGGCTCGGGCTTAGGGACGGCGAGCGTCGGCGTGCCGTCCTCGGAGTTGGTGCTCGGCGTCAAGCGGACGGCCGAGGCCTGGGTCGAGAAGTCCGTCATCGGCGTCGGGGCCGTGCCGAGCTTGAGCGTGCCCGGGCCGAGCCGCGAGTCGACGATCGCGGGCGGCGTTGTCATAGCGGGGCCTCCTGTTCTGAGATTGAGACGGTGACGAGGAGCTCGATCGCGGGGAGCGGCTCGGCGTTCGAGCTCGAGCGGTAGGAGCTCGGGCGGTAGGCGTCGGCGCGGAGCACGAGCGCGACGTCGTCGGCGACCGCGTAAATGCGGTCGACGGAGCCTTCGGCGTTCAACGGGTCGCCGGAGACGATGAGGACGGGGATCGAGTAGACGCGGCCGCCCTGCAAGCGGCGGAGGAGCGTCGGGAGGCCGACGAGCACGCCGATCGGCTGGGGGTAGAAGGCCCCGGCGTCGCGGGTCGCCTCGATCGACGCGGCGGCGAGCATCGAGAGGGTCTCGTCGATCGCGAGCACGGCGAGCGGCTTGGTCGGCGTCGCGCTCACCTAGAACACCACCGGGCGGCGCCAGCCGAGGAGGCGCATGACCTCGGAGCGGCGGGCACCGAGCGTGTCGACGAGGGCGGTCTCGTCGCCGTAGCCCGCGAAGCCCGACGGCGCGTTGCGGGTCTGGTAGACGATCGCCGCCCACATGACGGCGCCGCCCTTCACGTCGGCGCCCGGGTGGAAGCCCGTCTCGTCGTAGAGGTCGGCGCGGCGGCCCTCGACGGCGGCCTTGACGGCCGCCGTCGCGGTGAGGAGGTTGTCGTCGGCCGCGGGGTCGCCCGGGAGGTCGAGGTACTGGGCGACGTCCTCCGGGGTGAGCCAGTCGAGCGGCGCCGTCACTACTTCGAGCTCCTCGAGCTCGTCGCGGCCGCCGACGACGGGACGATCGCCGCGAACTTGAGGAGCTCCGCGGGGTAGTCGGTGTCGAAGAGGCCCTCGCCGACGACGGCGAGCTCGACGTTGAGCGCGCCGATCGCGTTGGCGGTGAGGCGGACGGGGTCGGTGATCCGCGCGTCGACGGCGCGGCGGGTCGCGAGGATCGTCTGGCCCGCGGGGAGCGTGCCCGACGTGACGGCGGGGATACCCGCGAACGAGGTCGCGAGCGGGTCGACGGAGACGCCGCCCTGGGCGTAGGGCGTGTTGAGCGCGTGGACGTCGGCGAACTTCCCCCACACGTCGGGGGCCATGACGATTATCTCGGGCGAGCGGTGCTGGGAGCCCGTCGCGGTGTAGAACTCGGCGATGGCGGCGCCGAGCGTGGTCGCGACGCCCGCCGCGGCGGCGCCGAGCTCGCCGTAGATCTTGTCCTCGACTTGCTTGTAGAAGTCCTCGATCGCCTCGCCGTAGATCGCGTCGACGATGCTCGGGTCGGACCGCTGGACGACGACCCAGGGGATTGCGCCCGCCCAGTCCCAGCGGATGACGTCCGCGGTCTGGGAGCCGATGACGACCTTCGAGGTCGTCGCGTCGGCGTTGACGTCGGCCGCCCAGGCGCCGACGGGCGGGGTCGTCCACTTCGGCTTGTTGACCATGAGGCCGACCCCGGGGAGCGGCCTCGAGGAGAAGGCGGCGTAGAGCGGCCGTGCGGTCGCCTTGGCGCCGATGATCGTCCGCTCGTAGGTCGGCGGGAGGAGGCCGGAGACGTCGGTCGAGAGCGTCTCGGTGAGGGCGGCCTCGAGGTAGCGGCGGGCCTCGGGCTCGCCGTGCTGGGCGCGGACGATGAGCGCGACGAGCTCGCCCGCGAGGAGCTCGCGCGGCGAACGGTCGGAGACGGCGCGGATGACGGGCGCCGCGTCGGATGAAGCGGGCATGAGGGCCTCCTCGGGCTCGGGCGGCGGCGCCGCCGTGGGGGTCTCGGGCTCGAGCGGGAGCTCGGCCTGGTCGGGGTTCGGCTCGAGCTCCTCCTCGGGCTCGGGCTCGTCGGCCTCGGCCGCCACGCGGGCGACGCTCGCGCCCTCGAAGGCGCCGAGCGCGAGGAGCGAGACCTCGACGATGCGGGCGGCGATGACGTCGACGACGCCGTCTCGGTCCTCGGTCGCCTCGTCGACCTCGAAGCCGACCGAGAAGGCGCCACGCGATCCCGAGGCGGCCTGGACGAGCGCGAGGTCGCCCGCGGGCGTCGCGTCGACGCGGAAGCGGCCGAGCG